AAATTCAAAAGTTATAGAAGTTGTTGTAGTTTCTAATAACATAATCACAGATAATGATGGTAATGAAAATGAAAAATTAGGAATAGATTATTTAAATAAAATGTATTCTTATCCTTTTTGGAAACAAACATCTTATAATGAAAATTTTAGAAAAAATTTTGCTGGTAAAGGGATGACTTATGATGAAGATAGAGATGCTTTTATTCCCAAACAACCTTATCCATCATGGACATTAAACGAAACAACTTGTAAGTGGGAATCACCCACACCTTATCCATCTGATGCAAATAGACCTTATCATTGGGATGAAGACACAGAAAGCTGGGTTTAATATTTTAAAATATTTGTGATACACAATATAACTATTATTGGTGGTGGAACTGCTGGTTTCATGACAGCTTCTACACTATTAAAATTTTTTCCTAATAAAAAAATAACACTTATTGAAAGTTCAAATATTCCTACAGTTGGAGTAGGAGAAAGCACTATTTTACAAATAAGAGAGTGGCTACATCAACTTGATATTAAAGATAAAGATTTTGTTAAAGAAACAAATGCTACTTATAAATTAAGCATAAAATTTACTGACTTTTATCAAAAAGGTAAATCATTTCATTATCCTTTTGGAGAAGCTTATGATTATGGTTCTCAACTAGGATTAAATGGTTGGTGGCTTAAAAAACATTATTATAATGTAGGTAATGAAGATTATGCAGAATCAATATTTCCTAATTTAGCACTAATTAAAAATAAAAAATTAGACTTCAATGAAAAAAATCAATTACCTTTTACATTTAAAAAAAATTCAGCTTTTCATTTTGATGCTACTAAATTTGGTTTATGGTTAAAAGAAAAATACTGCATTCCAAAAGGATTAAATTATATTCAAGATGATATTAAAACAATAGAACAAGACAAGGATGGAATAAAATCTTTAAATAATAAATACAAAGCTGATTTATTTATTGATTGTACTGGTTTTAAATCTTTACTATTAGGAGAAACTTTTAAAGAACCTTTTGAATCTTTAGAAAATTTACTTCCCAACAATTCAGCTTATGCAACAAAACTTCCATATACAAATAAAAAAGAACAATTAAATCTTTATACAAATTGCACAGCTTATAATAATGGTTGGATTTGGAACATTCCTTTATGGAATAGGATAGGAACTGGATATGTATATTCAGATAAATTTATTTCAGATGATGATGCTCTTAAAGAATTTCAAGAATATTTAGGTACAAAAGAGTTAGAGTTTAAAAAAATTAAAATGAGAGTTGGAATCCATAAAAGACTATGGGTTAAAAATGTTGTAGCAATAGGTTTATCTGCTGGATTTATTGAACCCTTAGAAAGTAATGGTTTGTTTTCTATACATGAATTTTTAAATGTTTTATTAAGAAATCTTCATAGAGGTAAAGTTTCTCAATTTGATAAAGATAACTTTACCTATAACTGCAAACAAATATTTTATAATTTTGCAGACTTTGTAGCTTTGCATTATGCTCTCTCACATAGAGATGACACAGAATATTGGAAAGCCAATTTAAATAAACAATGGTCAAATACTTTAATTAATCATCAAGCAAATATCGTAGATGGAATAGATAATGCTGTTAGACAAAGATCATTTCAATATAGATTTCCAAGAAATGCTGGATTACACTGTATTAGTGCTGGTATGAATTGGCAGCCCACTGATATTTATTCTTTATTAAAACACAACACTCACACAAATGATGGTGTCTGGAAATTAGAAGCAAAAAATTTTAAAGAATTTTCTGATACTAATAAAGAATATTGGAACACAGTTGTAAAAAATTTTCCTGATTATATTAATTTTTTAGAAAGTAATTTTTATCAATGAAAATAATTGTAATTGATAATTATTTTAATGATATAGAATTATACTATGCAAACGCAAAGGAAATACCATTATATGACAATACAGAATATAATAATAAATTTAATAAAAATCAAAATTGGGTTGGAAAAAGAAGTGATGCTTTATCAATCGCTAATCCTTATTTAAATAATATTCTTGTTGAAAATTTAAAAAATAATTTTATTAAATATATAGAAGAAGGAACTATACAAATTACAAGTTGCATACATGAAAGAAATGAAGAAGATAATAAAAATGATTGGATTCATAAAGATATAGATAATTGTAACTATGTTGGTTTAGTGTATTTATCGAAAACAAATCTTAATTCTGGCACTTTATTTTTTAATGAAAATAATCAAGTTATAAATGATGTTAAATTTGTTCAAAATAGAGCTTTATTTTTTGATGCAAGATACAATCATGTAGGTTATGGTCATCACAAAAATAGATTAAATTTAACCATGTCCATAAGTTATATATGAAATCAGAAATACATCCTTTATTTGCAACGCCAATTTATAGGTCAAGGTTAGAAAGACAATTTACTAATAATGAAATAAAATTTGTAAAGGATCAAATAAATTTTTGTTATAAAAATACAGGTAATATGAGTTCAAATAATACTTATATTTTAAAAGTAAAAGAATTAGAATCTATTAAAATATTTATAGAAGAATGTATTAAAGATTATTTTGAAAAAGTTTTAAAAGTAAATGAAAATGTAAAACCATATATAACTCAATCTTGGTTAAATTATACAAAAAAAGACGAATATCATCATAGACATGAACATGCTAACAGTTATGTTTCTGGTGTATTTTATTTTAATGCTAATAAAGAAAATGATAATATTGAATTTTTTAAAAAGAAAAACGAAACAATAAGACCTAATTTTAAAGAATATAATATTTATAATTCTAGCAGTTGGACTTTTCCAATACAAACAGGAGATATAATTATGTTTCCATCATCATTAACACATGATGTAAAAATAAAAAAAGGAAATAACATTAGAATAAGTCTTGCTTTTAATATATTTGTTAATGGGATATTAGGATTAGAAAAACAATTAACGGAGTTAAAACTTTGAATAAAATAGAAGATTACATTTATATTAAAAATTTAATACCTAAAGAAATTTGTAGTTATTTAATTAACGAAAGTGAAAAAGAAAATTGGCAAAAACATTCTTGGTATTTTGATCCTAATAAAAGTTTTACTTCTGAAGATAAAGAAGAATTAAGTGTATCTAGCTGTTCTTCTTTAGCACAAGATATTATTAATCCTTTTATAAAAAAAGCTTTAGATGAATACCAACAAAAAACAATAATTGGAGAAGAAAAAATTGCACAATTTTATATTCAAAAATATGAATTTATAAGATATAACAAGTATAATGTTGGAACTAGAATGAGAAAACATATAGACCATATAAAATCTATTTTTACAGGAGAAAAAAAAGGCATTCCAGTTTTGTCTATAGTTGGTATTTTAAATGATAATTATGAAGGTGGAGAATTTTATTTAAGAAATAATCATATAAAAACCAAAATGGGAGATATTTTAATATTTCCATCTAATTTTATGTTTCCACATGAAGTTAAATTGGTAACAAAAGGAACAAGATATTCCTTTATTTCTTGGGGATATTAAGTAAATATAAAAAATATGGCTAATGTATATAAAAATGCAATGTTTGATTTGACAACTACAAACAAAACAACTGTTTACACTTGTCCTACTGACAGAACAGCTTTAATTAAATCTATACAATTAACTAATATCCATACAGGTGCTGTAGAGGTAGAAGCTTTTACTACAGATGCCTCTAATTCTAACGCAGAACATGAGGTAGCTCACATATCACTTGCATCAAAAACTGTAGAGAATTTAGTTAAAGGTACAATGGTTTTAGAGTCTGGAGATGCTTTAAAATTAGAAGCTGCTTCAGCAAATAATATAGCTGGAATAGTAAGTTATTTAGAAATATTTGATGAAAAAAGTGCTTAACAATACACTTTTTTTAATGTATTTATGGATTTAATACGAATACCAACTCAAGAACTTGATAAAGTTTGGGGTTTAGTAGATAAAGATATTAGACAAGCTCTTGCATATTCAAGTCAACTTACCGATTCAGATTTTGTTTTTG